TCTTCATCGAGTTCTCCTTGCCTCTAGGATAAAAGAGAACTCACTTGCCAAATGGCTACAAGAAACGCCTCAGGTCAACGGCACGTGGTGCTCCTTTCAATCGACGTTGCCGAACTGCACCTCCGGTTCGCCGAGTTGCGCAATCTGCTTGTGGACATGGGCGACCAGTACCGCAGTAATCTTGTCGGCCTCGAGGCCGAGCTCGGAGGCGATCAGCGGCCCAACCTTGGCCGGCCAGTTGAGCCACGCATCGCGCTGAGCCCGGAACTCCTCGAAGAGGACCGCGCTAGCGGTGTCGAGCTCCACCAGGGCGCCGGACTTCTTCTCGAAATCGAGGCGATGCAATAGGGCGAGATAGACCTCCTTGATGCGCCTGGCCTCATCGAAACTCGTGCCGTCGATGTCGATCTCGCCGGCGAGGCGTTCAGCGGCCTGATCAAGCGATTCGCCGGGCTGCATCTCGATGTCGACCACCGCATCTTGGCCCGCGGGGACCTGAACGGGCGAGCCGCCACGCCGAACCCGCCCGAGCCGAGCCAGGGACGCATCGACATCGACGCGCGCGCCCTGCATCACGAGCTTGCCCTCACGCTTCCAGTTGAGCACGGCCTGTCGTGACACGCCGCACAGGTCTGCAAATTCCGACTGCTTCATGAATGCCATGTTGATTTCCTCTGGCAAGGCGCGGCCGGCACGGCCGCGAAATTGGGCGCTTGGGCGCGTTTAGCCGCCAATCTGTCAAGTTGCTTGACAGCAGGTTGACAAAAATTTGCTTCTCAACGAATGCAGAAAAATCTTTTCGTTTCAAGTGTTTAGGTCTTATTTGTCAAGCAATAGAGTTTCCCTATCGACGATTCTGTCAAGCAAATTCGGACATTCGTAGCTGGTCGAAATCCGCGAGTCCACGGTCCCGCCCGTTCAGAGATCCCGCAGAAGGACCCAGGCCGGTTTGGCGGCCATCCCACCGTCCGAAGGGCCTATTCCGTGGCGATGGCGGGGCGTTTTTAAGGTGAGCATGGATCGACGGCCGCGAAAATTCACGATGACCATTTGGGATCGTGATTCCTTGTCATTGCTGGGGTTGCGGGCCGCTGTTCGCCACTGGCGCGCCACTCGATTCACGGTGTAATCCGAAGCCGATCTTCTCAGCGATACGACGCTGACCTTGCGCGACGGTATCCATGTTGACCTCCAGATAGGCCGCGGTAGTCGTTAGGTTCTTGTGACGCAGCGCACGCTGGATCGACTGGACGGGCACGCCGGATTCGCTGAGCAGCGTGGCGAAAGTGCCGCGCAGTCGGTGGGCCGTGATGTGTGGTGCGCCGACAGTCCTGTTCGCTGCCAGCATCGCCGAGCGGGTAAAGCCGGCCGGATAGGGGCGGCCGTTCGACTTCTGCAGGATCAAGCCGGCCGGCTTCCAGTCGGCCATCAGGTAGTCGATCAACCAGGCAGGGACGGGAATGGGATCGGCTTCGCGGCCCTTCGTGCGGCCAGGTGTGTATGCCTGGCGGCCGACGTCGAGCCATTCCCATCGAGCCGTGATGGTTTCGGACTCTCGCAGGCCCATGCCGAGCATCAGTCGCACCGCGGTTCGAACGCCGTTTCGCTCACCTTCCGCGGCGTCGACGGCTGCTAACCAATCCTGAGCCAGCTTCACGGGCAGGATCGCGCGCGGTTTCTTTTGGACCTTGAGCGCTCGGACACGGAACGGGACCGCCGGCAGGATGCCGCGACGCACGGCCCAGTTGCAGAGCAGCCGTAACACCTTGAGCCATTGGTTGACCGAGACGGGGGCATGCGATTCTAGGTATTTCACGCGCGCGAGCTCCACTCGGTCGGTCGAGATCTCGTCGATCAGCATGTCACCGAGCTCGTACAGGTGCAGTCGGCCGAACGCCTCGACGACCTTCACATGCGCACGGCTCGCGGTCGGCTGGTGAATCGCGATCCATTGTTCGACGAGCTCGCGCAACGTCGGGATCTCCTTGCTCTCGCGCGTCCATAGCTTGGCTTTGCGGAGCGCCTGCTCGGCGATCTGCTCGGCACGCTGCCGATCAATTTCGCGGGTCGAACGCTGAATACGCGCGCCGTCGATCTGGAATCGGTAGTGCCAGACTTTGCCGACACGGAAGAGGCGGACGTTCATTGAGTGGCTATCGTTTTCCAATGCACGCCGACGGAACGTCTGAAAACGAGTGAAAGTCTTCGATCCGCTCAAGCGGAGTTTCAATTTCCGTCTCTGCTTGTACGGCATGGCTCTCGAGCCTCGGGATGCTGGAGTCGGTCGGAAGCTCCGCGACCGAACTTTGGTTGCCTTCAACTTCCATCCGATTTCTCCTGGGCGCTCAATTGTGCTGGTTGAGGATTACAGCCATACCTCTGCTGCGTCATTGGCCGCCGCCAACGTTGGCCGATATGACGTCACCGTTCGCCGGTTGCAGAAGGATTGGTTCAGGAAGGAACGCCTCAGGCGGCATCAGCGTTAGTTCAGCATGCGTGCCTTCGAGGCCGCGATGGAATGTCACTTCGACGATCAGGTATTGCCGTGGAACGATGCCACTTTCATCGCCCGACACCTTCATCGACGGAATCAACACGCTGATGAGCCTGTTCGGCTCCCATAGATTCCCGGAGATGTCGCGCCAGTTGTCGACCGTGACGTGCAGTACGTTTGACAGACCGTACCTACGGGCAACCTCCCACAATGCGCGTTGCGTGCTTACATCCCAGCCGAGCTGGCCCGCTTCGGCGATGATGATTCTCCGGCGATGGCGGGTCACATTCGGGTCTGTCGCAGTGAAGACCGGCGCATTGACTGCATTCAGGTCCTCGAGGTTGTTCACGGCCATCATGACCGCCTGGATCTCTGAGAATCGATTGGCAACCGAGTTCTCGACGCTGGCCGACTCGAGGTTGATGCCCTCCTGAATGCCGCTATCCATCGAAAGAGAGCTTGCTCGCGACAAATACAACGTACCGTCTGCCAGCTCGTACACCAGCAATCCGCTGAAGCGACACACGCGTTCAATGATCTGGTAAGCCGTCTCGCCGAGCATGATGTTCATCTGTGGGATGCGCGGAAGCTGGTCGACCGCAGGGGCCAACTGAACGGGAATTCCGTACACGTCCGCGAGCGTTTTGGCGATGTCGAATGCCGAGCAATTTGCGATCTGGCTGTTGGGCCACTGAGCAGAGCAGTCGACTATGTCGGCACACTTGCCACGTCCAATCACACGGATGCCGTGGGTGTTTGCATTGATGCTCGGGTTGACCACGTCGATGTATCCCGTCAGCACAATCGAGTCACCCATCCGTATTTCGCAATAGTCGCCAGGGCTGATGAGAACATCTTCTGCTCCAGGGAAGCGCTCCGTCATCTCAAGTTCGAACGATCGCGGTATTCGGTCGATTCCAGCAGTCACGCGGACGCTCGACCAGCCCGACACACTGACGCCGGCATCAAGGTCGTAGTGGACGACGTTGCTTGTCGGCGACATTGGGCGGCCGACGAAGCTGCGCACGGTCACCATCACGTCGTCGAGATGATTTTGACGTTCCGGGTACGGGTCTCCGATGTCGTAACTCATAAGTTCAGTGCCGATATGTGAATGATGTTGTGAAGGTGCTGCCGCCCGCCGCGTTAAAAACCAACATGACAAGTGTTGGAGAGGTCGCGCTTCCAAAAGCGTCGGCAGTTGCCGGTGTTTTCACCCACCGCCGGCTGGGGCCCAAAGTTCAAACTCTTACTGCTCGGCTGATCGCTCCGCGTCGGCGATCGCGACCGACATATTCACTTCATGAGCTTCCTTCCACGGCCGAACGCCGCCTGAATGCCCTTTGATTACGTACGGCTCAGCGAGAGCCTCCTCCATCGTTTTCATGCGAACGGGTGGTTCTTCGGGTTCTTCACGGGGCGGGGTGCGGCCGGTGATGACGGATCCTTTGATCTCGTATGGCTTGGCAGGCGGTTTCGGCGGCTGGAACTTCGGGTGCACGCGGCATTTCCGCTCCACATCGACGATTGGCTTGAGGATTGCCGCGATGGCCTGCACGTCGACGTCGTCGGCGGGAAGTTGAAGGCAGTCGGCCCCCTGGATATACGAGCCGCCATACGCAATCGGGACAATCTGGGCGTTGATAGGGTCAACGATCTTTGTCGCGTCGAGGTATTCCCGCATAAAACCATCTGGGAGATTCGCGCAGATGGCTCGCGCTTGACTTACGACTTTAGCCAATTGACCTACTGCGGAAAGCACTTGCTCCGAAAAGACCGGAATGAGATCTCGTCCCATGGCGGCCGCAGCTTTCTTGACATCGGCGCGAGCAGACTCGATCGCAATGTCCGCGGCTGCAGCTTCTGCATGAAGAACAGGCTGGATGCGCTCGCAGCGATCGAATTCTGACTGCGCCGCCGACACTGCGTCGCGCGCCTTGTCGACCAGTTTCTTGAGGCGCGCCGCTTCCTGTTTTTTATCCGGGTCGAGAACTGCCCTCGTTTCTGCGAGCAAGTGCTCCTTTTCGAGGTCAGTGAGTTCTGTGGTCGATCGCTCGATTTCTGCGACGAAGCGATCCTTCTCTTCATGCAAGCGGCGCACCGCGAAGACTACGTTTTGTTGAGCATCGAGTGCTGCCTGAGCTTTTTCGAGAGCGGCCGTGATTTCAGGCGTAAGCCCGATCGAGCTTGCCAGTGATTGAATCTTTGCCATGGATTTTGTCCTTTGATGGGGTGACACGAGAATGAGGTGGCGCCGACAACGCAGCGATCACGAACAATCGATTCGTCGCAACGTGGTCAAAGCCTCGACACAGATGCGTTGCATTGCAGCGAGGTCGCTCACGGAACACGACGAGAGATGGTGAAAGGACCGGCAATCCGTCTGCAGCTCGAATGTCATCTTTCTGCGCGATGAGGTCTTGCGTCCGTTCCCGGGCATCGGGGAGCGTTTATTCCCGGGTAATCGATTCGCCGAAGAGCGTCGACCGAGAAGACTTACGAAAGAGAGTTTCGGCATGGTGAGACTCCGGGATAAAGCCGCACTCACACGCCGTGCGGCAGATTCGAGAGGAAGGAAGCGATTTCGGATTCGAGATGCACAGTCTTTCGAGGCGAAGTCTTCCGATTGATCGCTTTTGGTGATTGGCTACGCCTCGAGCGCTCGACGCAGCGCGCCGACGTTGAACCGAACCGAGCGGCCGAATTTCTTGGGCTGGGGCAGATCGCCGCTCTTCACCCTGCGATCGATGGACGATCGCGAAATGCCGAGGAGCGATCCGACGACCGCTGGCCCAACGTATGCTTCGTCGGTGAGGTCGGAAAATCGGGGAATGGCTGGCGTTACGTGGGCCGGCGTGAGGGCTTTTGACACGTCAGTTCTCCTGCGAGAATCTGACGCGGGCTGCTTATGTGGGAGGCGTCAGGAGGTCTCGCGAACGTTGGGAGGCAACCTGACGATCATCATATGAAGGGGGGACGGCTAGCGCGAATACGTTATCGCGTTGACGTATCGGAGCGCCTCGACAATTCAACAAATCCGTCTTCGAGGAGCCAATTCGATACGGTTGCTCGTCCGCGACTCGTCATCGGCCGACCGGTTGAACTCAGATAGCGAGCCATCACCGATTCAAGAATTTCGTTTAGAACGCCGGTTTTTGTACGCGCTGTCGACGCATTTGCTAGGTCCAGCGCGTATTTTCTGACAGGCAGAATCTTTTTGTCTCTTGCGTCCACTGCAACCCGGCCGCTTTCCGATTTTGTAGTCTTGATCCCGGCTACGCGCGCAGCGGCGAAGCGATCCGGCAACTCTGCGAGATACTCCAGAGAGGGCAGCACATGGCCTTGAGTTAGGGGCGCAGACAGTTCACGAACGTGGTCGGCTATCTCTGGTGTAGGGACGGCACGATCCGCAATGGATTCCTCGCATTTGATGATCGTCGCGTAGCAAGTGACGAACAGTGTCGCCGCCAGGTCCTTGAGTTGATCGGGAGAGAGGTTTCGAGCGTCGAGCATCGACCGATACGACAACCTTAGGCTGTCGATGGGGTTCGGTTTCATTTGCGCCTCTACACGCGCTCTATCAGATGAGATGCTGCGCCGGCGAGAGGATAGAGGGACTCTCGGTTTCGCCCCGTCGGGCTAGGCGCAGCATGATCGACAATGAAAAATTGGAATCGCGTTTACAAGCGCTTCGACTTACCGAGAGTCATCCAGGGGATCGCCTGCGCGCGAGTCTTGAGGCGCTGATTCACCGCCGAGCACTTGCCGCTTGTGGCGAACGTGGTATGCCGTCAGAAGACCATGGGCGACCATATCGAGCGCCGGTTTTACGGTGCCATTCTTGTCAGTCCAGACCTTCGGCGTCAGAGCGCCGGAGAGCGATACGCTGTCCGCGTCTCCGAGAGCGAGCAGCGCGGTCTGTACGTCGTCGTTGAACGCGATCACATTCACGAACAGCGTTTCACCGTCGCCGGCAGTCGCGCGTACCTTGCATGTCACGAACCGCTTTCCATTCTGTCCTGTCCCGATCTGGGCTTCGCCATAGAGGCGCCCGCTTACCAAACCATCGATCATCATTTACCCCCTGGTCGTGTGTCGCGTTGAGCGGTGCTCTGCCGCATCCGCATATGATCCCATGCCGTCAAGCTGACGAAGTCCTCCTTCGTCGCCGATTCGCGGCTGGGTGTGCCGATGGCAATCATCGATCGAACTTCCATGCTCGCCGGCTTGCCGTCTGCCTAGCTTCCGCCTCAACTTGAGCAGCCCGAAGCCGCTCGCGGAAGTGCGCAAGATCCGGGCGTAACGTTGACGGTGGCTGGCGCTCGATCGTTCCGATGACGATGTCATAGTCATCGTCGGGCCAGCGTTCAAGCCGCGCGAGCTCGTCGACGACCTCGAATAGCTCCCGCTGCATTAATCTGAGCTGCTCCGGCTCGAGGTGTGGCATCCACGGCAGATACAGGCCTCCATCCGGGGCGCACAGCGCACCTATGCAGTCGGCCGGGATTTGCTGACAACTGTCCGTACCAGCGAGCAAGTACGCCATGATTTCCGGCTTGCGCGCAGCGATCTCGGGCTTGATTGCTGCGATTGCATCGGGCGGCCCCTTCATTTTCACAACGTCTCCCGCGACGCTCAGACGTATGCCCAGCGATCTCGCTTTGCTCAGTATCGCAACAATGCTCATACGTCATCCTCCAGTTCGCAGGGTGCTTGCGCGCCACCGTCAACTCCGCAATTGGGAATCGGCTGCGGACTTGATTGCGGAGTTGATTCCCTTGATGGGTAAGGGTTTGCGGCCAAGTCCGCAACTCCGCAATGGTTTTCAGAGAGTACGGAGCTGCTCGAATCTCGCTGACTTGAATCGCCATTCCCGACAACTCCCAAAATCGGCTGCGGAGTTGCGGACTTGGCTTGTAAGCCTTGCTGGGCAAGGGAATCAAGTCCGCAATCGTCTTTGCGGACTTGAGTTCCTTGCGGACTTGAGACGGATTGCATTTGCGGAGTTGAATTTCCGTACTTCGCTTCGTAATTGTCCCAAATCCAGCCCCAATCCTTGCCGTGCTTTACGGCGCGGATCTTGTTGCCAGCCTTCACCTCCGCAGCCTTTGCTGCTTCGACCATTCGCCAACTGACGCCTTCGGCTTGGGCGGCCGCCTTCATCTCCTTGGTGCTCATGAAAGGCGTCAGCCACTCATAAAGCATGCAGCGAGCGCGCTCGAACTTCGATTCGCGTTCTCCCTGCTCCTCCGCATCCTGGTCGTCTGCCTCCAACTCGCGGAGTATCTCGCGGGCTGATCCGTCGAGCGGTTCACCCCAGGAAATTCGGCTCGACGCGAGGCCGTCCTGTGCATCGAGCATCTCGATTGCGTATTCGAAGCCGCCGGAGTCACCGGCAATGTTGCATTTCGACTTGGCGAAGATCCGGCGGTCGGACGTGTCGTCCTTGCCGGCCACGAGAATCATCCGGGCAGCGGCGCCGAACGCCTGCGATCCGAGAATGCGCTCGGTCGGCGACGAGCCCTTCGAGCCCTTCGAGAAGTGAGTGATACCGAGGATCGCGCACCCATGGGCGGCCCCGAGGTCGATCAAGGGCTGGAGTGATTTCCGGACGTCGCCGGATTTGTGTGAGTCGCCGTTCACAACACTGATGATCGGGTCGACGACAAGCATGCTCGCGCCGCCAATTTGCTCGATCCGCTGTGCAAGGATGGGAACGTCTCGACTTGGATCAAACGGCTGCACCTCGCCGGCCTCATCGGTAATCGACTCGACAAAGAACACTCGCTTGAGATCCGCGCCGGCCGCCATGAGGCGAGGGACGAGCGTATCGGCAAGCCCATCTTCGCCGGTCCAAATTAGGATGTTCCCCGGCGCCTTGCAGCGCGTACCGTCCGGCCACTCTGCACCGTTTGAAATGGCAGACGACAGCGAGATGGCGATCGTCGTTTTCCCGCATCCAGGCTGCCCAGCGAGGATTGAGAGCTTGCCGGCGGGCAGCCAGCCAGGCCAGAGCCAGTGAATGGGTTCTGGGGCGATGTCGGCCGCGCAGGACAAGTTGACAGCCGGTGCCTGGCGCTTCTTAGGGACGGTGGCGCCGCCCGGCGTAGCCGCCGCGTCGACGCAGCGCCGCACCGCCTCGAGCCCATTGAGGCAGTGCAGGTCGTTGAAATCAGATGCTTGGTCAGGGCGCTCTTGGCCGAAGTCGGGGGCAGCCAGCGAAGCACCGACCGCGCGCGCGGCTTCGGTCGCCTTGTTCATGCCCGGATTACCGGGCGTTTTCGTATCGTCGTCCGCGCAGACTACGATGCGCAGCTTCGGGTGTTTTTCGCGCCAGGCTCGCGCGACGTTCAACAGGTTGCCGGCGTTCATGGCCGCGGCAACCTGGTAGCCCGTTGCTTCGTGAAGCGAGCAGGCCGTCGCGTAGCCTTCGCAGATCAGCAGCGGTGTCTTGCCCTTCGGCTTGACTCCGGCACTCACTGCGCCGAAGCACCCGCTGATTCGACCGCCAGACTGGAAGGTCTTGTGACCATCTGGCTGGATGTATTGTGCGGAATGGTGCTCGCCGTCAATGTCCTGCAGCTTGACGACGAGCTGGTCGCGCAGTTGCTTCGCGCCGTAGGGCTTGATTCGCTTCGCGCGGACGTAGGCGTGGTCCGCATGAACTGTCCCGGCTTTCTCCCAGAGATTGCGTGCCTTGGTGGCCGCTTCCGCCTGGGTGTGCTGGTGGATCTCGGCCGCGGCAGCCACTTCGCGCTCGCGCTCAACTCGCCGGCGTTCGCGCTCGTCGGCCGACAGCGGGGGCATGGGCTCGCTTTCACGGTAGCCATGCTCGATCGCCCGCTTGAACAGACTGGCGATCGTGATGCCGCCCGAGCGAAACGATTTCCAGACCGATTTCGCATCAGCCTCGTTGTAGCTCGATGCCGAACGTGACCAATCGTCCCAGAAATCGAATCCGTCTTCGCCGAGCTCGGCCTTGATCGCCATGCCCATCTGTACCCACGTATCGCGGTCATCCGCTGGCACGTGACTAAGTGCCGCGCGGATGCGTTCTTCTTCTGCATACACGCTCATCAAACCTCCTCGAGCGTTGAGGACTGCTCAGGGATCCGCGTGCGACGAGATTTGCTCGCGGCGAGCTTCTCAGTCAGCCGAGTGCGCAGCACACTATCTGACACGCTACCGATGTAGGCGAGGTGGCCAATTGCTTCGAGCTCGTTGGCGATGCGATACAACAATTCCGCTTGATCAGCGTCTTGAAGCGTGCCGCATTTCGGCTTGTCGTCGACGCCGCGGTCCTGTTCTATCAGTCCGCCTACACCCGAGACGTGAGCGCTGAGCTGCCAGGCTGCGTTGGCTGCTTCTTCCGCGCTGCCAGACAAATATTCCAAGTCTTCATCAGACGCCGCCTTTGCATCGAATCGGTCCCAAAAGAAAGCGAGGAGGCCGGCTGCGTCAGGTTGTCGATTAATCATGGTGGACCTCCGATGTTGCGATTTTTTGCATGGTGGCTGCGTAGCCGCTTGCGACCTCTTGCCCGAGATTGGCCAACTGATATGCGTAGCAATCGGTCTCGAGCTCACTACGGATCGCGTGGAACATCGCCTCAAGTTGCTCCAGCTGATGGAGTGCAGTAGATGCGAACGGGGTGCCTTGGTTAGCTTGAGCCACGTTAGCCATGGGACACCTCCCCATGAACGATTGCTGAAGCAATGCGGCGTGCGAATGCGACATTGAAGGCCGTCCGGCGGTCCTCATCGGACGGTGCCGGCGCCAGGCCGTCCAACAGGCTCGCGAAGCGGTGGTCACGGAAATCAGCCATGCTCCGCGCGGACTGCCCCAGCCAAAGCTCAGCTGCATGCGATCCGGCGCGAACGAAGAGCGGATATTGCTGGACGGCCGCATGGGTCCGCTCAATGCGCGCCGTCGAGTCGCGCAGCGATGCGCGGACAATTTCGAAAATTGACGAGTTCATGCGCGCACCTCCGTTGCATCACAATCGGTGCGGGCGGCGGCCTCGATGCGGCGCTTGAACGAGCGTTCGAATGCTGCGAGGCAGTCAGCGTAGGAGGGGATGCGACCGAGGCCGGCAACGAGGTTGCCGAATGTTGACCGGCTCCACTGGTTCGGACGTGTGGTGGGGCGAACCTTCAGCCAGTGTTCCGCGGCGCGGATGCCGGCGAGTTCGAACAGATCCGGCGTGACGGTGGCTGCGGGCTTCGACTGCCGACCGTTGCGCCAGGCACTCGGCACGAGGTCGAGCGGATCGGCAGATTGGGTGAGGGTATTCGGGATGGCGGCTACGAACGCGCCGCCGGTGGTTACTCGCTGTCCAGCTCGATCGTCGCGCCGACCTCGCGCATCCGATTCAAGATTCGGTCGAGCGTCTTCGCATCCAGCTCGAGCCGAGCCATCGCGAAGAACAAAAGGTGCGGACTGATTTCGCGCGGAATCTCTCCGCCCGTGTACTTTCGCCATTGCCGCCCACCCTGCACGCCGAACAGATCCGCCATCTGCGCGCTGCTGAGCTGCAGGGTTTGCTTCAACTGCTCCAGATCGCTGGGAGTCGGTGGGGTATATCGCATGGGAGATAGGGCGGCCGAAGGCCTCCCAGAACGGGTGCGTCATTTGTCGGATCCTCTCGGCTGTGGTGGGCCGCGCGAGAGCGCAGCCGCTGATGCACAAGATAGGCCCAAAAGCCCTATCCGTCAAGATTGATTTCTTGCGAATCCCCATCAGCGCATCCCCGCCGGATCCGCAGCTTGTGCAGCCAAGCGGAGCGCTTGCATGACTTCGCCGACTTGGTCGGGACGCAGCGAGACGCCGGCGCGACCCGGCTTCCATTCGCCATGTTCGGTGGCGAACCAGATCCGGAGGTCGACGAGCACGCGGCCGCGGTATTCGCCCACTGTTACGCGCAAGCGCTCGGAATCTGAGCGGCGCAAGTCGAGGAATTCGGTGGAGTGGGTCATTACGCACCTCCGAGCAGACGACCGGCCATAGAGGCGTATTCCTCCGCAGCCTGCTTCGCAGCGCGGTAGGCACCGCGGTGATCGTCGCCTGCGCCCATCGAACGCTGCAACGATGCGCGGATCACCTCCTGCGTGGCTGTCAGGATTGCCCGCTGGGTCGGATTCAACGAACGTCGCTCACCGGCGCGCAAGCCGCAAACCTTGTTCGCCAGCTTGTTGACGTTGCAGTGGAATACTTCGTCGCCGGCCATGCTCCCGGCCTCGTGCGCGCGCCGGGCCATCTCTGCCACCTCGTCGTGCAGCGCGTGATAGCTCGGCAGATACACACCATCATGGAGGGCCTGGCGGCTGCGAGCGTCACGGAATGCGATGACCAGACGCAGTTTCAGCGCGCGTACGCGGTCGGTGTTGCGGCTATAGGCCAGGAGCAAGTAGCACTGGTCTTCATTTAGCAACGCGAAGCGCTCCGGGCGCCCGCCGGCCGATCCCGCGAGGGGTTTAGCGGTTTCAAACCGCAGAACCCCCAATGCCTCGAAATCGCTGCCGTAGCCCTCGAGCAATTCGCGGACATGCTTGTGAGAGTTGCCGAGGTGCTCTGCCAGCACGCGGCTATCGACACGCGATTCACCGCGTGACCGGTGGAGGGTGAGTGCGGTAAGCTTGCGCTGTTCGATGGCGCTCGATTCGGCTTTGCTGGGTCGGGCGTTTTCTTTTTGCATTGCTCAGCCCTCCGTCCGGTAGTTCGCGGGATCGGCGAGCCAGCGATGGATTTCGCGGTTCGGCCACGCGACGCATCGCTGCGAGCCCAATTGGACACGGCGCGGGAAGCGGCCGGCGATTTCGCGCAACCGGATTGCCTCTCGGGAGAGCGGCACCAGGTGCTGGAGGTTTTGCCAACGCGAATAGCCGTCGAGAGGCAAGGTTTGCGGCGGCGCTGGCGGCGGTGATGCCGCGGCGGTGGAATGGGACTTTGCAACCATGTCGTAACCTCGTAGAGGGTTGTGGAACATGGCTGCAGTAAATTATGTTGCGCCTCGCATGAGTGCCAACTGGCAAAACGCGTAGTTGGCTGGCAAATCGCTAGGAGCCGTTGAGGAGCGTTAGGCCGGCTTTGATGCTGGCGCGGAGAGACGAGGACCCGGTGCCCTGCCGCTTCACGTCATCCGGTAGCGAATCGAGAATTTCCCCGACGGCTTCGGCGATTTTCGCTGGATTCGGATACCCGCTACCTTTTGCATAGCGGTTCGATGCGACTGCAAGTGCTAAGGCGAGGGAGCCAATTTGTTTCTGTAGGGATGACCGCTCCCCATCGCCAAGGCCGGCTAAATTCGATTCGGCCTCACCTTCGCTGTCTGGCTGCATTAGCCTTCGGAGGTCAGAACTCCCAATTCGAAATGTGTCGGGCGGCGGGAGGTCGAGGTCAACGATGAAATCGCGAGCGTTGCTCGAGCCGGCCGGGCGAGACGGCATTCTCTGAAACACTTGCAGGAGCGACTCACCATCAGCGTCTAGGAGCAGGATCCCATCTGCGTACACGATGCGGCCGGATTGGTTTCCGTCGAAGATTTCCTGGCGGTCCTTCCGCGCGTTGAAGGCAATACGGTGAAAGCCGTCAAGCAAGCGGACATGATCGGACAGCGGCGACCAGAATTCCCGCTGAGCTGGAGACAGCCTGCGTCCTTGCGCGAGCATCGTTTGATTCGGACGTATGCCGAAGCAGTGACTTCCCCTGGCAATGGGCATTGCATATCGTCCGGTTGCGTCCCACCACACTGCGATCTCTCCCGCATACACGCGGTCGAGGACATCGATCTCGGTGATGTCTTCGCCGAACGATTCTCGCAAGACTGATGCTGCCTGCGCGACGGTGAACCAGCGCTTAAATGAACCCAACTCCCGCATTGCTAGCCCTGTAGCAAAGCCCTGTTGAGGAACCGCGCCAACCGGGTAGGGCACCCGGCTTTCGCCCCGTCGAGCTAGGCGCGGTTTGATCGATTATCCTGCAATAGATGGCAAACCTTGGTAACGATTGTAGGGCGTGGCACTGTGTTTTTGCATAGGCATTCGCTATGCACCAAGGGACGGAAATGGAAGGATTGCAGCGCCCGCACGTAATTCGTCGAGGCGATCCGCCCAATGCTGCATCATCTTTCGGCGTTCAGGCAGATACTCGGCGTGGACATAGGCGGCAGTGACCTGATTGCGTTCTGCGTGAGCCATCTGACGCTCAACGACGTCGCGGCTGTATCCCAGTTCACGTAGCGCTGTCGCGGCAAGGCCGCGGAAGCCATGCCCGGTCATGCGCGACTTGTAGCCCATCCGATATAGGGCATACAGCATCGTGTTATTCGAAATGTGGCTTCGACCTTGCACGCTGTAGAAAATGAAGCGTTGCTGGCCGTTGATCTCGCGGAGCTGGGCGAGCACATCGAGCGCCTGTTGAGAGAGGGGCACAATGTGCGGATCGCGCATTTTCATGCGCTCCGCTGGCACCCGCCACTCCGCGGCGTCGACATTGATTTCTGGCCACTCGGCTTGAATCATCTCTTTTGTCCGTACGAACGTTAGCGCCATGAACCGCAATGCGAGGCGCGTCACCAGATCCCCAGAATACTCGTCGATGTCGCGCATGAGCCGCGGGATCTCGGTCGCTTTCACTCGCGCCATATGCTGCACGCCGGTGCTCTTCTTCAATACCGTTTCGGCGTCGATGTCGGCCGCCGGATTTCGAGTGCAACGGCCGGTCATGATGCCGTACTGAAACACGGCACGCGATCGCTGTAGTACCCGCTTGGCCGTTTCGCGAACGCCGCGAGATTCGACGGTGCGAATGATCGCCAGCAGTTCGGGAGCATCGATGCTCGCGATAGGGCGGGCGCCAAGTCGAGGAAATACGTCGACTTCAAGGCAGTTGATGACCTTGCCTGCGTACACTTCGGACCATCCGCCACGCTGCGTCTCAAACCACTCGCGCGCGACGATCTCGAACGAGCTGGCTGCCGCCAACTGCGCAGTACGCTTGTCGGCTTTCTTGGCTTCGCTTGGATCGACCCCTGCGGCAAGCTTCTCTCGCGCGCTATCGCGTCGACCGCGCGCCTCGGCGAGCGATACGTCCGGATATGTGCCGAGCGCCAGGCTCTTCTCTTTGCCGTCGACGCGGTATTTGAGAATCCATCGCTTTCCGCCAGCCGGCGTGATCAATAGCAGCAGTCCGCCACCGTCGTAGAGCTTCTGTTGCTTCTCAGCTGGCTTGGCTGTGCGGACCTTGAGGTCGGTAAGCGCCATGTGCTGGTGCCTCGGGGGTTGTCTGAAGGGGGTGTTTTGCGAAGCCCCCAAAACAACCCCAAGCCGGGGGTTGTTTCCACTGGTGGTCGCTGGTGGAAGTTTGCAACAAAAAACCCCGCACGGCCAAGCGTGACGGGGTTTTTATTGCGAAGCTGGTGAAACTTGGGAGGCTTTCTGGTCCCCCCGACAGGAATCGAACCTGTATCTAGCGCTTAGGAGGCGCTTGTTCTATCCATTGAACTACGGGGAGCGGATAGCTTGAGCGGGATGGAATGAACCCTTGCAAATCAGGCTCTTAGCCTTGTCCCGTGTGCCTTTCCGGGATTTTCGTCTTTCCGCGCATGACGCGAAATGACGGGTTGTGAAGCATAGTTTAACGCCCCGCCTGCTACAATTCTGCTACAAATCGACCCTGTAGCAGCGTATGTGGATGACGCATTGCTACAGTCCACAAACGGGGTGTTTCATGGCTTCGATCCTCAAGATCGGCGACCGCTGGCGTGCTCAAGTCCGCCGGCGGGGACAGAGTATAGCAAAGACGTTTCGAACCAAGGGCGCAGCTGAAGCATGGGCGCGTGAGATCGAGGGTGGTATCGACAAAGGTCAGGCCGCCGTCGACGAGCAGACGATCACTGTCGGCGAGCTGGTGCGCTTGTACCGAAACGCTCGGAATGATTCCGGTCGGGCGGTCGCCGAGAAGTCGAATGAAGACTACATGCTCAAGCGGCTGGAAAGTCACTTTGATGATGAGGTGGCGGCGAAGCTATCGACCAAGCGGCTGGTCAAGTTCGCGCAGGAACGCAAGAAAGAGGGGGCGGGGCAGTACACGATCGACATGGACATTTCCAAGCTTGGGACGGTCTATAAGCACATGGCCTCGCTGCTCGATCTAAGGTTGCCGCACGCGCCGAGCATCGCGCGGCCGACCCTCGATCACCTGCAGCTCATCGGGCCGGGGAAGCACCGCGACCGGCGGCCCACGCGTGAAGAGATCGTGAAGATCTTCGAATGGTTCGCTGAACATCCAGAGCGTGAACAGGCAGTGCCGGACGTCATCCGCATCGCGATGAAAAGCGCATTCCGGCGCGGCGAGCTGTTTCGGTTGACGTGGTCGGATCTCGACGTTGAGCGCCGGCTCGCGCTCGTCCGCGATCGCAAACATCCGCGACAGAAGAAAGGTAACGACGAGTGGGTACCCCTGATCGGCGATTCGCTCGAAGTGCTGCTGCGTCAGGCGCGATATCCGGTGCCGCCTGCGTATGAGGCGAAGCGCAAGGCGGACCCGACGATCGAGCCGCATCCGAACGAGTACATCTTCCGGTTCGACAAGAGCACGGCGAGCAAGTACTTCAAGCTGGCCTGCGTCGACAAAGGCATCGTCGACCTTCGGCTGCACGATCTGCGGCACGAAGCGACGAGTGCGCTATTCGAGGACGGGTGGGATATTCCGGAGGTAGCGGCCGTGACCGGCCACAAGGATTGGCGCAACCTGAAGCGCTACACGAATCTGCGGCCGGATCAGGTTGCGAAAAAGGGACAGTTGAAGGTGGTGAACGGGGACTAGACCCCCTATCGCGGGCGCTTTTTGATCCAGCGCCCGGACCGTACCGCGCTCGCGCCTGGAAACGGCACGCGGTGCGCTTTCCTTACCGCGCCTTGGCGCGGTGTTGCCCCGCTGCGATCGAAGAAAATGCCTTTCGCGCGGAGTCGGAGATCTGTCGTTTGCTTTGCTTTAGCGCTGCGACCTCTGATTTCCTCAGCGGTACGGAAGCCGACGAGGTATTGGGCTTCGTCGGCCGTGAGCGCAGCTGGCTCGATGCGGAACGTTTCGCGGATAACATGGCCGAATTGCTCCTCTAGACGGCGCACGGCTTTTCGTGCAGGAAACAGTTTACCAGACCGGCTGGCGTTCACCAGCACGACGGCGGCTATCACGTTTCCGCCGTTCCGGCGAATGTAGTCGGATAGATCGCAGAGCGTGCCCCCGAGCGTCGTGACGTCGTCGACAAGAACGTAGTTTCCGCCGCGTTGAACTGGACCCTGAAACGAGGCGCGTGCAATGAGGCGTTCCATTGCGTCAGCGCCAGTGTGATACACCTTGGTGGTTTGCACGATGCGCTCGTCAACAGTGCCAATCACTATGCTGAGCGCCACGGCGAGCACCTGGGGGATGGCATTGTCTCCACGCGCCTCTCTTGCGTGCGGAGCGACGAAAATCACCTCCGGCCACCGTTGTGCATTCCCAATTTCGCGTACCTTCCAATACAGCGGCTCGCCGAGATCGCCAATCAATTCGATGGCGGCTCGGGTGTCGCCGGCCTTCGCGGCGACATAGCTCGCATGGGCCTTCAGCGTGGCGTCGTCGCGCCAGAGAAAGATGGGTTCGTCGACATTCGGCGGAAAGCCGTGGGTCCGGGTGGGTATTCCGCCGGGTGCGAACTTGCCGAGTAGCACGGTGGGCTTTGGCAATTTCGTGTTGGTTTCCAATTGTGTGCCGCCCCGGTTGATGCGATCGGCGGAGTATATCGTGACCGCAGCAGGCCGACGGCGGCTCGGAACGAGTCGGGAAGGTTCAGCGGCATCAAAGTAGCTTTGGCTATGCCGCTTGTCGCCGCGCCTGCGCCGACATTTCGTCGAGGTAGTCGGCAACGGCATCATACGGGGCGAATCGGCCGCCGCCTTCCTTGTACGTCGGGATCGGGAACGTCTCGGCGCTGATCTGATTGCGGATTGTTCCCTCCGACATCAGGAGCAGCTGTGCGAGCTGCGCCAGTGTCATGCGCGGGCCGTACTTCTCAAGGATGTAAGCGCGAGTGAGCAGGCTCATTCTGCTTCCTCCCCCGCTTGACCGGCATCGAGTTTGCTTCGCATCGATTCGAGTTCGTCTTCGGCAACATCCGCCCACTGCTCGCCGTGATCGAGAACGAGCTTCACGAGCCAGTGCAGAACGTGTGCTTGCTCGTCCTCGGATCGCGCATCGATCTTGGTGCCGCTGTCACGCATCAGATGTGCATACGGCGCGCAGCGGAAGTTTGGGAAGCCGAGCACGTGGCGCAACGTATCCGTCAGGTCGTCGGGATATTCGCGCACCGTGGCCGGCAACGCCGGTTGCTCGACTGTGACGAGTGCGTACCGAGCGATCAGATCGGCCGACAGGTCTGGATGTGTCGCGGCACACGCATCGGCGTACGCTCGAAGTGCGGCACGCGCGTGCTGGTCATGCATCATGTCGAGCACGAAATACTCGCAGTCGTGATGCTTACCGCCGGGCTGATCGCTGCCGTCGACGCGGCGCACGTCGAATTTGCGAAACAGGCCCTGCTTGGTGTTCGTCTTGCTCGGGTCGCGGTCCGTCAGCGCATCAGCGCGGCTCGTATTGCTGGTCATGATTGGTCTCCGGCGATAGTAGGGGGCAGTGCGCGCGTGAGCTGCATCAAGCCGGTTTCGAGTGTGATGCCGGCGGTTGCTGCCCAGGTGCGCGCGTCCTGCGCGGCTTTGTGGCGAGCGAACGAGCCGATCTCGTCGGCCATCAGGTCCAGTAGCTCGACGTCGGCCGCGTGCGAGATCTCGATGATCAGCTCGCGGATCTCGATGCGAAGGGCGTCGAGTCGCGCGAGCCTGCCTTGGCGGGTATCCGCCAAGGCCTCGTTCGTCTGGATAGGGTTGCGCCGCGCGAGCGGCGCTTTGTCCTTCTGGATCGCTTTTGCGGGCGTCAGCCCGCTGTTGTCCGAATGCATCGAAGTGCCGTTGACGCTCGCCAGTGCGATAGCCGGGCGCTTCTTCGCATGTTCCCGCTTTCGCGGCAGCGGACGTGGGGTAGAAGGGGCCGGGCGCGGGGTCATTTGGTTGCCTCCTGCGCCATTTCGGGCGTCCAGTCCGGGTCGGGCATCGAATAGAGGCTGTCGAGCCACGCGCTCACGCTCGCTGTCTCCTTGGCTTTCGGCATGGTGGGGCTGGTCTCGATGCAGCGAGCGAGGCGACGTGCGGCTGCACGAATAGCCTGCACGCGCGTCGGATAAGTCACCTCTCCTTCTTGGTGCCAGCATGGCGATGCGCCGCCGGCCGTCCCGATCGTGTAGTCCATTCCATAGACCCACTTGCCTTCTGCAATCAACGCGACGCGAATCTCCGCCGGGCTTCGGCCAGTCTTTTTCAGCTTTGGTGCGTAGATCACGTCCGTGGGCGAGTAGACGCCATGCTCGTTTGCCGTCGCGATCGAATACGTTGTGCGTGCGGGCGGTGCATCTAGCAAGTCCGTGAGCGGCATCAGCGCGGTGTGGACGGCGTTGATCGTGCCCGGAGAAAGCTTGCCGAATACAGGGTCATGCAGCACTGCCTGCAGGGCCTGCAAAAGTTGCTTTGCACGCGGCTCGCTGATCTTGGTGGGCGCGGTCGGACTCGGGGATGTTTGCGATGGCGCCTGTGCCTCGACGGGGGCGTCCGTGTCCGTCGACGGCGCGGGTGCTGCGTCGAGGTGCTTCTTCGTCACGCGGGCCTTGCCGGACGCAGCTGCCTTTGCCGCGCCTTTCTGCAGCCGGTCGAGTGCCTTGTCTGCCCCGTGTTCGCGGATCTGCTCAATCGCGAGCGTGCCGGCGACCGCGCCGTCGCGAACCATCTGATGCAGTTCGACCGGTGCGCGTTCGAGCAGACCAACGTCGCGGATCGTTTGGTCCGTGACATTCAGGCGCTTGCAGATGGCCGCGAGGGTCATGCCGTGGATGTCGCGCAGCTCGGCGACGACGCCGGCCAGCTCAAGCGGCGACGACCGCTTGCTGTCGTTGCTGAGATAGCCGTCGATCACCATTTCGGCGCGGTTGACCGTTTTGGCGTCGCGGACGACGACGGGGATCTTGCCGATGTCCTTGCCGGCTTCGATTGCCTTGCCGGCCGCAAGGTAGCGGTGTTGCCCCTTGTACACGTAGAGAAGATCCTTGCCGTCGACCTTCCGGGCGTAGCAATGGAGCGGGGAGCCCTTGTCGTATCCGTTCTCCCGCATCAGTGCCGCAAGATGTGCCACCCATTCGGTGTCGACCGGACGGATGTTGTCCGCCGGGTCATAGTGAAGTTGCTCGTAGGGGACCATCCACAGATCCGCCGACGTCGCGCCGGCTGCGGCTGCTGCGGCCTTGATGTTTCCGGTCGGAATCGGTGCGGTCAGGTCGAGCTGTTGGGTGCGGTCGTCGATCATGCGGTCCTCCGGCGTTGAACGAGCAGCTCAAGGCGAGCGACTTCGAGGTCGATGCTCTGGCGGAACAGGCGCAGATAGCGCAACGCCTGCGCGGCGGAATCCTGGAGCGAGTCGGCTGTGACCTCGAGCGGGTACAGGTGCGGGAACGAGGCCGCGACGTGGCTTCCCAAGTTGCGCGTGACGATCGGGTGGAACGCGGGCCGCGTGTGCATCGAACCGGCAGCGACGGCTGCCGCCGCTGCGCGTCGAGGGTTGAACGTGTCATCAGCGTCACTGGAGTACGTGCCGTCCGCTTGCTTGCACGGGATCGGCAGCGGCGGGGCGGCATCGGATCCGGGTAGCCAGTAGACGAAGCGCAGATCGTGAGGGCGCGGCTGGCGACGAAGCAATCCTCCGCGCGCGAGCTTGTCGATGTGCTGTGCCGCGACGCTTGGCATGTCGGGGAAGTGGGCCTTGCATACCTCCTCGGACGTCGTCGCACGGGTCAGGTGGCGGAACACGTCGAGGATGCGAATGGTAAGGTCCGCGCGCTGGCTGGCCGTCAGGTCGACGAAGGGATTGAGCGGCTGTGCGCTATGTGCCGGTGCCGGCGTCATGCTGCCTCCCAGATCGTGAATGCGCGCGACTTGCGCGGCTTCTTCGCCTTGGCGATTGCATCGGATGCTGCAATACCTGCAGCGCGTTTCGTGCCGCGCAGACGCTTGATGGCGTTGGCGCAGTCGCCTTCGTCCGGGACCGAGATCTGCTTGCCAGCGATCTCAGTGCCGTCGAGGATCAAATACTCCGTATGTACGCTGTCGGCCAAGGGGCGGCGACCGACGACGTACTTGCCGACGAGAATCGGCGTTGTGGGGCGTTTCGCCTTCGGGTCGTAGCGAACGATGGTTCGCAGCGCCAGAGTGTCGCGACGCGGTGCGTCGACGGTGGGCAGTGCTTTGATGCGTGGCATGGCTGATCTCCAGTCGCCGGGGCCGCGCGCCCCGGCAGGATCGGGGCGTTTAGACGGTGACGTGATACGCGGTCTTCGGGGTATCGACCGGGCCGTCTTGAAATACATTGACGACGGCGAACAGCAGGCAGGCGACGATCGTCCAGCGGAAGACCTTGGACTTCTCAAAGTTGCTTTGCCGTGCGGGTTCGGACGGCTTAACGCGCGGAACTTGCTCGTCGCGGAGCCAGTTTTGGCGGGTTGCCGCCTGGGAATCACGGAGAGTGGTGACGCGTTGAAGCCTCGCGTCAGGAAGTGACGCGCATCGTTCGGTGGTCGGAAGTTTCATTTATTCCTCACGTGTAGTGACTGCGTGAGAAATGATAGATTTTCTATCCTTTGGTGAGCAAGAAAAACTAACGTTTAAAGATAGAAATTCTATCTATTGAGTGGCGCGTGTCGATAGGGTGCGGAGGGAAGGCAAAAAAAAATCCCGCCGAGGCGGGATGTTCGTTTTGCGTGCAGTTAGCGCCTGCGATATCGGCGGTGTTCGACCATGACCCCAATGATCCGAATGGGTTCGTGTTCGCTGTTGATCGTCGGGAAGTCAGGGTTCAGGGGCACCAGCTCGAAGACTTCGACTCCTTCGGCATTTACGCCCCGGAGTCGATATTTCTTGAAGGTGGCTTCTTCCTTGCCATTCTTTGCAACGACACAATCACCCGGGCGCGGGGCAATAGTCGGTTCCACAATGATTCGATCGCCCGGCAGATATTCCGGAGCCATCGACAGCCCATCAATCTCGAGTGCGAATGCGTGGTCCGACAGATCAAGGTCTGTTAGGAGATATTCGAATGCGCCACCGGGCGGGAACGGCAGGATCGCCTCGGTCATCAGGCCTGCTTGAACGTTGCTAATCAGCGGAATACGGCGAGTTCCAATTTCGGAGGGGGCGACGTTTCCAACTGGCATCGACGCCACCCCGGGTATCGGGATGGCGTGTTTGGTAATGCGCGCGATCTCCAGGATTTGCGCGAAGCTCGGCTCATGGCGATTGTTCTCCCACGCTGACACGTTGCCGCGCGTTTTTCCCAATCGCTCCGCCAGTTCGTCCTGCTTGATGCCGGCTGCTTCGCGGCTTGCCTTGATCCAGTCACCGATGTTCATGGACTCAATGGTAAGAAAATCTTGCGCCCGATAGGCTACATTTTCTATCCTTCGAGTGTTAGAATTTCTATCGTTATGTCGAGGGTTGGAACTCATGGACGGCATCTTGGAGCACCCATTGGATCGAGCCGCGAGAGCGGCGGGACTGACTATGCAGTCGTTGGCGGACCGTCTGGGTGTTACTCGGGCTGCGGTCCAGCAGTGGAAGCAAGCCGGCAGAAGAGTCCCGGCGGAGCACTGCCCCCCAATCGAGCAGCTATGCCACGGGGCTGTTTGCTGCGAAGAACTCAATAGTCGAGTTGACTGGGCCTTCGTCCGGCGATCGCGTCCGATTGCAACTGAAGCCATAGCCGATGACGGTCGCTGACAGCGCCTGTTATCGCAAATGCACTGCGGCATTGCCGCATCACTTCGCATCCTAGTTGCAACGCGGAAGTCGCGACAGGATGAAACATGCCGATCTCAAAAGCTATGACCTGCCGATACGACAGCACTGAATGGCTGGACGTGCTCTATACGTCCGTTCGCGACACGCCCGGTGGCGTTGCCGACGCGGCAAACCACCTGACTACCCGACGCGGTAAGAACGTCACGACTGAGTCTCTGCGCCTACGTCTGCGCAGCGTCGGCGATAGCCGTCTGTCGATGGAGATGTTCGAACTGCTGATCGAGTGGATGCAGGGGAAATCAAACTCCCACGCGCTCGATGCTCTCCATGCACTGAATGCACGCTTCGGATTGGTCGCTGAGCAGGTCGACGAGCACGGGGCAGACGATGGTGTCGAGCCGGGGACGATGCGTCTCGTTTCTACCGCGCTGCACCTCCAAGCGCACGTCGGCCGCGTTGCCGATGACGTAACGCGTGCGCTCGAAGATCAACGTATCGACGACCGCAAGGCCGAGGAGATCATCGCGACGGGTCGCAAGGGGCAGCGCCTGTTTCAGCGGCTGATTCATGCCGCTCGGAACCTCGCTAAGCGTCGGCGGCGCTGATATGGAGCGATTCAAGCCCGGCATGGGGTGTTGTCGCGTTGCGCGTGAGCAGGTCGAGCTGTGCTGCGGGTATGGGGACCAGCTGGCGTGCGCTACGTCGGCGCTCGCGTATCGATTCGACACTGCGCCGGATCACGTCGGCCGTCTCCTCTCTGACCTCCTGTCGACATTTCCTGACCGCCTTGCCGTGTTCCTCGCGGAGGCGGAGCGGGTTAGCAGAGTCGATGTCTTCATCAGGATCGCCGCTCATTCGTGTGCGGCGCTGCCTACCAAGCTGGAACGTCATGCGTTCCGCAATCAGATCGTCGGCAGGCTTTGCGCGGCCGACCTTGCCGTGTTCGACGAGCGCATGACCGCTGAGTGGCGTCGTTTGCGTGGCAAGTAACCGGAGACCGAAGTGAACGTGATCGGAACCAGCAGTGCGTTGCGGCGTGGCGCGTCGCATTACCCCCGTGTGCCGACCAGCCGGCAATGCTATGCCGCCGGGCGGGGTGTCTGGCGCAGCTTCTCCCACAAGCTTGCGCGGGATATCCGGTGCGCTTTGCTAGCGGGCGGGGTTGGGCGTTGAAGGGCGTCGCGTCCGTTACAGGTGCAGCTCAAGGAATTGTGATCTGGCCGCAGGACGCGGCCAAAGCTACTTTTATCGAGGGGAGATTATCGTATGGCGACACTTGATCAGATCATTCAGCAATTGCGTGCGGCGGGTCATCCTGATCTGCCCGCCGGCCATCCGGTCGCGGATGGCAAACATCATCGGTACGGGCCGCGCAAGAAATACTGGTATCAACTTCGAGAGGTTGTCAGCAAGGGCGCGGTGATCGGCTACGGCGGTACGTTCGGCCATTTCTCAGGCGACGATCCGGGCACCGAGCGCTTCGAATGGAGCGGTGCGCCGTTGAGCGAGGAAGTGCTCGCCGAGACGCGTCGCCGACAGGGAGCAGCCGAACGTGAACAGGCCGAGCGTGACGCCCGTCAGGCGAAGCTCGCTGCGAACCGCGCGCGCGATCAGTGGAGCCGTGCGACATATCATGGCGAGTCTGCCTATCTCGACCGCAAACACATCACGGCCGAAGGCGTGCGTTTCGACGCAGACGGTACGATCTTCGTGCCGATGTTCCAGTATGGCGACGACGAGCCGCGTCTGGTTGGGCTGCAAAAGATCACGCCGGACGGCGCGAAGCGCTTCAACAAGGGAATGGAGAAGAGGGGCGCATCGTACGTGCTCGGCGAGGTCGGTCCGGACGACCAGGTCGTGCTGGTCGCCGAAGGCTATGCGACTGCACGCGCGATCCGCATGGCGATCGACGACGCGTTCGCGGTCGACATCTGCTTCGACGCGGGCGGCATCCTCCCGGCCGTGCGCTACCTGCGCGCAACGTACCCGGACGTGCACGTGATGGTCTGCGCCGACGACGACTGGAAGGTCGAGCAGCGCATGCGCGACTGGCTCGCCGATGAATTCGCTTTCCGTGGCGAACTGGTCTTCGGTGCGGAGCCGGTCCGGATCGAGGCGAAGAACACGTGGTACATGATCGCCGCGTCACGTCGTCGCGACGACAACGGCGTGCCGTACGTTGAGGTGAGCTACGGTAACGACGTGATGCCGCTCCGCCGCAAGCGGTTCGAGAACACCGGCCTGAAGCGCGCGTACGAGGCGGCAGCCGAGGTCGACGACGTGAGTGTCGTCTATCCGGTGTTCGCCAATCGTGGTGAGCGCAAGCTGACCGATTTCAACGATCTGCACGTCGAAGAAGGCTTCGAGGCCGTCGAGGTGCAGATACAAGCGGCAATCCTGCGCGTCATCGCGCCAGCGAACGAAGATATCCGGTCGGCGGCGAACACCGTGTCGACCGCGGACGTTTCGCAATCGAAACTTGCCGCGACGTCCGCTGCCGCGAAGCAGCCGGAATGGGACGGCCGCGAGGCGGAGAACGGCGCACACACATGGGAGCAGGATCTCGCGCGGTCGGACAAGGGCACGCTGCTGCCGACGCTCGGCAACGTGCACCTCATCCTGTCGAATCACAAGGCATGGCAGGGCGTCATCGAGCAGGACGATTTCGGTGGCCGCGTGATGAAGCGCCGTGCGCCGCCGTTCCCCCAGGGCGTCACGGGCGAATGGACCGACATGGACGATCAGCGCTGCGTGCTCTGGTTGTCGCAACGGTACGGCCTTTCGGTGCGTACCGATATCGTGATGAACGCGGTCCTGCTTGTCGCAGACGCTACCCACTTCCACGACGTGCGCGAATACCTCGAAGGGCTGAAATGGGACGGCGTGCCGCGCGTGCGCACAATGCCGTCGACGTACCTGCGCGTGATCGACAGCGAATACGTGCAGCTCGCGTTCATGAAATGGATGATCGCGGCCGTCGCGCGCGTGATGGAGCCGGGCTGCAAGGTCGACAACGTGCTGATCCTCGAAGGCAAGCAGGGGGCGCGTAAATCGACGGCGCTGAAGGTGCTGGCCGGCGCTCCGTGGTTCACCGATACGCCGATCCAGATCGGTAACAAGGATACGTACGCGGTGCTGGCCGGCAAGTGGGTGATCGAGCTGGCCGAACTGGACTCGTTGAACAAGGCTGACTCGTCGGCGGTGAAGAGCTTCTTCGCGACGGCCGTCGACCGGTTCCGCAACTTCTATGGCAAGCGTGCGACCGACGTACCGCGTCAGTGTGTTTTCGCCGGTTCGGTCAACTTCGACACGTACCTGAAAGACGAGTCGGGCAACCGGCGCTATTGGCCGCTGCGTGTCGGCGGTCTGGTCGACATCGACGGCATCGTGGCCGTTCGTGACCAGCTTTGGGCGGAAGCCGTGCACCTGTATCGCTCGGGCGTCGTGTGGCACGTGACGGAGCAGGAGCGGCCGCTGTTCGAGATCGAGCAGGCGGAGCGCTACGAAGGCGACGTGTACGAGGACAAGATCGCCAAGGCCCTGGAAATCGTGACGCGCACGACGATGGAAGAGATCCTCGCGGACATCCTGAAGCTCGACACGTCGAAATGGACACTGGCGGAACAGCGTCGGATCGGCAAGGCGTTGAAGTCGCTCGGTTGGGTGCGCAAGCGGGAGTCGACCGGTTCGCGCGGCTGGTACTACGTGCGCGAGGAGCAGGAGCCGGAAGCCGAGCGTGAATTAGTTGCGGCGGGCGATGACGACAGCCCGCTGTGATCCTTTGGCGCGCTGTGCCGACATTTCCGGCGCGCTGCTGTACCAGCCTTGGCGCGCCGTGGACGTCCCATGTCCCAACGTCCCAAGGCGCGGTCTCGGGCGCGGGTGCAGGGGCGCGACATGCGCGACGTGAGCGGCGCATGTCGCGCATGTCGCAGGCGCGCAC